CCGGCGATTAACAGCAGTAACCGTTACACAAGGTCAGAGGACGAACGACGGGCAGCGAATACACCGGTACAGGGTTCCGCCGCCGATATTATGAAACGCGCCCAGAATACCGTATACGAAAAATGTGGTATGGATACCGCAAGCCATAACGGTATAGCTGTAGAACCGTGGGACGGCTACGCTACAGAAACAAAAGAACTGTTAGGCTGTAAGCCTTTCATGTTACATGGACATACCGATATGGTAGCCCAGATACACGACGAAATTATAGTAGAACTGGACGACGATACCACGCTTGTAGATACTTACGCAAAATGGCAGAAAGCCGTTATGGAAGTTCCGCCACTTAAGGACTTCCCTGTACAGCTGGAAGCAGAAGCCAGTGTAGCCTACAGCTGGGGTAATAAAATGAGCCTGGAAGACTGGGAGAAAGCGAGGGGATTATAAAATGGGAAAACCATATAAGCAGCCGCAAAAGCGCGAAGTTATGGCCGGTAGCAAACTGGAAATTGAAATGTTACAGTATTCGCTTAATGAAGCGAATCAGAAGCTTGCTAAGAAATCTGCTGATCTGAATACCGTAACACGCATTATGGAACAGACTACAAAAGTGGCAGATCAGCGAAAAGAGAAGGTAGACAACCTTATTAAATTAACGACGACCTTAACGAAGCGCGTTACTTACTGGAAAGTGGCGGCGATCATTGAAGCCGGTATTATTATCGGTCAGATTTTATTAAAGGTGGTGGCATGATGTACAGAATGATAATTGTAACAGCGCTGGGTAATTATGTGGTAGAAATGGTACCGGAAAAGGAAGAACCTACCGCCGACGAACTTATGAAAATGTTTCTTGAAACAAAGGCGGACGTAGAAAGTGGCTGTTTTATGGAAGGCTGGACACCTACAGATGGCTTAAGTGGGGCGCCCGGTGTATTCGCTATCGGTAAAGGCTTGGAAATTTTAGCGTACCACGTAGAGCGTCGCCCGGAATTTGACTTACCGCCCATAAACCCAGATAACGTTAATACGCGTCGCCCGCTTTCGCTTAAGTTTAACTACCTGGGTAATGAAATGATCGCGAAGTGCATACAGGACGATATAGGAAGCGTAGCCGTGATCTTCTGCTATGCGGTAAATGGAGAACCGCCGACAGATGTATTAAATACTAAGAAGCTTTCCGAAAGCCTTTGTAGCTGTATCCGGCACCACTTAAACTACGCCGACGACGAATACCTTTTACAGATTGCCGAAGACGGGATTATAAGAAACTATTCACAGGCGGAAGAAGTTGTAAAACAGCTGGAAGACCAGTTTAACACCCTTCACAGTAATAAGACAGGGAAAGCCTGGAACGGCTGGAAAGGGGAAAGCTAATGGCAGACAGGAAGCTTACCAAAAGCCCGGAAGGGGAAGTAGTAACCTTTTCTACGAAACGCGGAAAACCGGATACCTGTAGCGAAACGTGTGGCGGTATCTACCGCTTCAAAGGGGAATTGTACTGTAAGTATTTTCATAACGTTGTCGGTAAGCGTGACGAAGAATGTATAAAGAATGAGGTAAAAGGTGGTGGGCGGCATGGATAAAGACCTTATGGAAGAACTTGGACTTATGGTGACAGATAGCCAGTTAGACTACATAGACACGCTGTTAGACCAGGCGGGCGGCGTCCTGGAAGACTACACGGATACACCGCTAGAAGAACTGTCTAAGGACGAAGCCAGCGACATTATAGACGAACTGAAAGGGGAACTAGGCTATGACTGAATTACCGAAGAAGATTATAGTAAATCGGATACCCTACAGCGTTTGTAATTCAAATGACCCGTACAGTTATGAAGCAGACCCAGGGGTACAGGAAATCCGGGTTACACAGGAAGCAGCACCGGCCAGAAAGCGCCAGTATTTCATGTGGGAAGTAGCACACCTTTTACTGGTATCGGCCGGTATGTCACAGAAAGAAGCAGACAAGTACCACGCTGGCGTAGGAAGTGTTCTTAACCGCCTGGTTATTGACAATGATACGGATTTTGTGAAGGGGCGTAAGCCCGTCCCTTCCATGATCTGGATAAACGGACTTCCCTACACTGTCCAGCAAGGTATTTTTAAAGAATTACAAGACGAAGACCTGGGCGGGCGTGTTACGTATGACACATTATACATACAGATCATGGAAGACCTTAAGCCAGACATTAAAAACTATGTAGTCGTCCATGAGATTACCCACGCGGTACTATTTGAAGCAAACGCCGGAAACTACGACAGCAAGGAAACATTTGTAGAAGCCCTGGCGTGGCAGCTGCTTTACTTTTTACAAGATAATGATTTATCAATATTAAAACCAGAAGGAGAGTAAAAACATGACAAAATCAGAATTTTTAGCACAGGAAAACGTACCAGAATTTATTAAGGCGATTGTAGCTAGTCTTCCGGGCGACGCTGACGTAGAGATTGAAAGCTTTAAACTTGGCAAACCGCAGAAAAAAGAAAGCTGTAGCTGTGATCGTGTACATGAAGACGGCGTAGACATTTCCGCATATGTGGAAGGTATTGGCGACCGCGTGGTAGCACTGATAGAGCTTTCAGACTGCAAGGGTCGTATCTCAAGATCTGACTTAGATAAGGCTATGGGACACGTAGACGTTATTTCTGGAACCATAAGCCAGCTGTATAACTTCCTTGCCAATGAACCAAAAGAAGGGAAAGAAGTACGTTTACCGAAAGACTGATTAAGAAAGGACGTAAATATAATGAGTGTAAAAACGACGACAGTTTATAACTGTGACTATTGCCAGAAGCAGTTACCGGACGACTATGCCACCACGAACGGCGAAGGCAAAGGCTACTATGTAAAGAAAGCCCACGACACTATACCACTGGATACACCCATAGCCGGGTGTACCGGTATTGTAGTAGAAGTGACTTTAGGAACACCGAAGGACGACCACCACTTTACAGACCTTTGCGACGACTGCCGCCTTAAGTTCCTTAAGATGGCTGTAGAACACCTGGAACGTAAAGTAGCCGCAGAGAAAGAAGGTCTTAACAATGATGGCGAAGAAACCGACGTATAACCAGAAGAAATTTTTAAGGGCGAACCGGCTGGACCCCTTTAACTGGTTAGTACAGAAGGATACCCCGGAGTTTATGCAGATCATTCATAAGTATTCTGGCACCGTCCGCAAAATTAAAAAGAAGGTGGCTGTATGACGTTATTTGAACTTTTCAGTATCGTACTTATGGGAATTATTGTGTTAATCGGAATTGGCGTAATTTTAGGTTTTATCCTGGTCGGCGTTATCATTATCAATTATTTCAGATGGCGACACCAGGAGAAAAAGGCAGCCAGAAAGCGGGGGCAGAATGGGGAAACGTAAGTATTATTTTCCACCTAAAGCAGAAAAGAAGCCGATCACGGTAAGCGACGACGTAAAAGAAGAATTAAAGAAACTGGCGGATAAGTACGCCGACGACGCTATAAAGGAACGGCAGACCGAAGACCTGGACAACTATATAGCGTTTACACTGGAAGCCTTAAGACGCCTGGGGTGGACCGGCAAAGTACGCCTTAACCGCTTTCTATCGGTACTTACCACGGTAAGCGAAGAAGCTACAAACGCCGACGACCCACCGGCATACGCGAACCAGATAAAGGAACGTTTTAAGAAGATCGGCGTTAAAGCGTTCACTAAAAACGACGACGCAACCCCACAGCTGGAAGACCACGTAGAAAGGAACGACGACAAATGAAGCTGTATGTATTTTATTTTTCAAGAGTAACGAAGGAAGTAGTAAGGGACGAAGTGGAGGTAGAAGACAAGCCGAAGTCCTATAAGACGCCAGCCGGATACTGCTTACCGTATCTGGAAGTGTCGAAGTTCTTAAAGGCAGATACCGATAAAATTTACCACGGCGCCTACGTTTCGGAGAATGGCGACTATAAGAAGGCGGTACTTGCCTTCCGTAAATACTTCGCCGTAAAGCACGAAGAAGCGAAAGCCGAAATGGTGAAGTACGGCGACTTTTACCGTAGCTGCTTTAAGTATACTACGCCGACTGGTACCGTTATGGTTCCGTAAGAGGTAGAAAGCATGAGTAAAGAAGAATTTATAGCCCTTATCGGGCAAGACGTTGTAGTAGACTATAACTTTTGTGGAGAACTGCAACAGTGGAGCATGAAAAACTTTAGTATTAAAGATGGAGTTATTCGACATAACAGACTGCCGCTTATCGTGGACGTTTTCATAAAGGGCGCCCATAACCCACATAAGGGAAAAGCGACACATGGGTAACCGATCGGAAAGGAACCAATAATATGAAAGCAAAAGAAAACCCGTTAAACCAGAGCGTAACAGGTAACCAGTATTATGATTATCTGATACACGAAGTCCAGGTAGTATGTAACTGCCCGACAGATAAGGCTATGGCGATCGTAAGCTACGTAAACAGTCTGGGTAGTAGTCCGATTGAATTTATAAGAAAGCTGCCAGACTATGTAGGCAACCCCCACCCGGACGCCGACGAAGTGTTACAGGCGTTAGAGAATATCAGAGAAGACCACGGCGTACAAAGATATGGTATCTGCTTCCCGGAAGGTTATGCAAACCGAAAGGAAAGACGCCGCCAGGAAAAGGAGGCACGTAGACAGGCCAGAAAGGAACTGTCGCAGTATGGAAGATAACACACGCAAGGTAGAAGCTGTAATTAAAGGTGTTACCGCAGATCGTAAGCAGCTGATCTTAAGTATCGGTAATGTGGAAATGACCGCGACCCGAAACTTTACCGGTCTGTTTACGGCTACCGACCTTCGTAGCATTGTGGGAGAACCAGACAAAGAAGTAAAGATACCCGTGTTAAGTCTTTCGACCCAGGAAGTCAAGGGCTTTAAGGTTCCGGCGTTCGTGCAGAGTGATACGCTGAAAATCACGAAGCTGTAGGTACAGTGAAGAACGTAGAAGGCAGAGCGTAGAGCGAAGATCAGAGAACGTAACAGGTAAGGCGCGGTTCGTAAACGAATGGGAAGGGAATACAGCCCA